GGCACCCCACTCAGCTTCTTCGTATCCGTCCAACCGGTTGATCGCTGATGCTATCAACGACTCGATGAACGCTGCCGCTTCACTGTCGGGGAAGTCGGGGGACTCACAGGCCTGATAGACGAAGCACTTGCAGGCCTTCAAGGTCTGTACGGGATCTAGTTGGGTATCGCCGTCCCAATAGTGTCTGTCATAGACGTAGGACTCGTTGACGGGACCCGGCAGTTCGGGCACGGTGTCGTTGGGATAACGATTGCCCACCCCACGAATACATGCGGCCCATAGCATCTGGCCGACTTGGGCCGCTCGCACCCTGTCCTGTCGTGGTAGTGTGGATGTCTTGTAGCCACCTTCACCGCCGAAGTCCCATAGCCATCGAAACGTGGAACCGTGACCAGTGAGACGCACGGCGGCGTTGATCAGGTAACGTATGTGTTCACGATCGACAACGTATGCTGACATAGGTCTATCCTCCGTCTAGGCAGCGGTGAGAATGATGTAGTCATTGAAGAACACGTCGGCTGGGACGTTGGTGTACTTGCGCGACGGGAGCCCGAGAATACGCACCTGAGCCTCGGCGACTTCACAAACCCACGCGTGTTCTACCTCACCGTCTTTGTTGCGTGTGACGATTTGGTCATTGATGTGAACACGCACACCATAGGCATCGTAGATGTGGTCCTCGTCGTCTGGGACGAATGTGAGACCGGGGGTGTGGGGCTTCACGACGGTCAGATTACGACTACAACAAACAGCACACTCGAGACCGGTATCACCACAGGCGTCACGGATCTCGTCATCAGTGTAGGCGGGAAGGGTCGCGCCACAATCCTTGCAGGTCCACTTGGTCGTCTTCATCTCATCAGCTCCTTCGGGGGCGATGCCCCATTGAGACAAACTCCACAACGAACACTACGCATTGGTGAGATCGTGAACCAATTCAATAACCTCCGAACAACAGAAGTCGATGTACTCCGCCAGATGGTCGATATCACAGTCCACGAGCGGCTCGAACGTGTCGGCTACAGCCCTGGCCTCGGCGAGTAGGTAGACTGTCTGCTTGGCGAGAACCAACGCCTCATCAGCCTTCCTAACTGCGGCCTCAAGCTCCTTCATCCTCGTCTCTTTGATTGTGCTTGGCTTCGTCATCGTCTAGCTCCTTCGTTTGGTCTCGCACCCGTTTCGTTCTCTTGACCACTACTACTGCAAGAGCCAGACCATGTGGGACTCTGTAACAGGTATATTATATATCTATTGGCGGGTTGTGGCAAGAGGCAAGAAGGCCCCTAGACAAGGGGGTGTGGGGCTACAGAGAGAGACCCCGGCACCATCGGCACCGGGGTCGACGAGCAACTCTGTAACAATCGCTATGTATCAACGCCCGGTCTCAGAGCACAACACACGACCACCGAAATACCACCACCACGTACCGCCCTCACAGACAAGGGCCTCCGGATACTCCAACGCCCGGTAGGTCACACCCCCAACAATCATGTCCACTTCGTAGCGGTACGTCACCCGCTCTCCGGTGATGGGGACATCGTAGTTGTAACGAAACGTATCAACGAGCACACCGGCGAGGTTGGGGTACGGGACGTCCAACTCGAGCACGGTCCAGTCGCTCTCATCTTCGGCCAACACATAGAAATCGACCGTTGCAGACGAGCCGGGTGGTGGTGTGGCTTCATTCCACAAGGCCGACACCCGGAGCTCGATCTCTGGTCCATCCGTCAACGGTCCTCCGATTACACAACAGGCACCAGAAACCAACAGGACCGCCGTGACCAACAAGACCTTCATGATGTCCTCCATTCTCATCGTGGCGCCTCATCGCAAAAGACGCTAGGTCGTGCGGCCGAAACCACAGACACACGAACCGTGCATGGGCAGTCGGCCACAACTGTGAACACTAGACTACCGGATGCATCGGACAGGTGTGGGGGTCCAAGAAGTTGGTCGCCATTGACCGTGATCTGGAACTCCTTGTCAGGTGCTACTACTCCGATGAGCAGGTGTGACGACACGCCCGGGTCTCCCAAGAACAGCAACCCAATCAGTGCCCACCCCCCAACCATCAGTCACCACCATCCGACGTGTCCGTGGTTGTTGTGGACAGGTGGGTGGTGGGCTCACACCCACACGTCCACGCAATGCCTTCTTCGCCTGCCCTGTTCGTACCTTGCTTCTTGACCATCACCACCCCACAGTCTGGACAGATGGGCACACCGGATTGGTTGTGGTCTGGAATCGAGACCTCACCGATCCAGTTATTGACCGCAGCCAGGGCAATACAGAACCCCTTGTGTTCGGACGTATTCTTGAGGGTTGGTTTTACGCTCCCCTCGATCTCCATTGTGATGTCTCTAACACGTCGCATGACACGTTGCACAGTTCTCCTCCTGTCGCGATACACCCCAGTCTAGGCGGGGGTGTTTCCTCCAAACCGACGAACACTCACAACACCACACCTACGGCACTTCCTTTCGATTACCCTCCAATCTCCAAGTCGGATGTCCCACGCACCCCAACGGTGGAGCCCACAACGGCAGAGCAACGACCATCGTTTCCTCATACGAGGCAGACGTGGGAACGTCTCGAGCGAGCGCACGAATGCCCTAACTCCCGAACAGTGCATCCTCCAATAGATCTGTGGTGTCGCGTGCGTCATTGCTCCTCCTTGGTATCTGTTCCCACAGCTCACCATCTAGCCTTCGGTGTTTGTCCTTGTGTGCTGTATCCCAACGCTTGAAGAAGAATGGGATCTGGCGGTCGATACATTCGTCTCTGATCTGCTGGGGCCACCCTCCCGGTATTCGTCGTGCACCCGGACCAGTCTCGCCTCCCATGATAACCCACTCCACACGATCCAAAGGGCCCTGTCCGTACTCACGCCACTTCAACAACGAAGGCACAGGGCCAACCAGTGGTTCAAGAGACACGAAGCGAACATGGGCGGGGACAGCCGACAATGAATGGACACGGTGTACGCTCGCATCGTCTTCTACGCTAACACCGGCCCAGATATGCTTCGGCCAGGGCAACGAAACAGCCAACCGCCGGAGTCGATCGGCGCGCTTGGTGAGGACTTGATACGTGTGTTGTGGTGTTCGTACCATCGTTGCGAACACCTGTTGTATGAACTCCTCGGGGATCGCCTCGTGAAACAGATCACCCATCGAACAAACGAAGATCATGCGCGGCTCTCTCCAGTGATCCGGTTCGTACAGGGTGGCTGCATGACAGGTCGGAGTGAACCCATCACGATACTTAGGCGATCGCATCGCCTGTAGACGTCTCGCCATACGTTCGGCGTAGCAATGAGAACACCCCGTGCTGATCTTGCTACACCCAGTCACCGGATTCCACGTCGTATCCGTCCATTCGATCTTGGTCCGATCACTCACGACCCACCTCCACTTGCGCGCCCCAATCCAGAGGGGTGATACAACTCGTCGAGTAGCGATCGTGAACAGTAGGGCCAGAGCCACTCGCTCCCATACTTCCTCCGGCACTCATCCCACAGATCATCTGGTGAGCCAATCTGAACAGGTACATCGTAGGGTAGTCGTGCCTTGTCATAGATGTAGAGCGAGGCCCACGAGCAAATAGGGTAATGCTTGCTACGAGCGAACCAACGGAAGAAGTAAACGTCCCCACGTCCCCCCATCGCGTTCCATCCCTTGGTGAGACCATAGTCTCCCACGTGCGCGGCAATCTTGAGGCGTCCATACTTCTTACCCTTTAGGTGTTCACAGGCCGCCACCAACGCTAGCCGGTGTTGCTCTCTCGCACCGGTATGCCGCGCGACAGCGAAGGAGATACGTTCGGTGTCCCCGTAGTGTTTCAATAAGGGCCGGAACTGGTAGCCCCCCTTGGCCAAGGCTTCGGCAATCATATAGTCGACGATAAGACGCCCCTCGTCTAGGATTGCCCAGATGACGTTCGCTGTGTGGTTGATCACGGTCGGTCGCTTGTCTCGGCGGGTGAACGTGAAGACCCGGATAGCGAAGCCAACAAACCACCGCTTCCACGAACCCTTGATCTCCGTGCGGAAGAACAACTGGTCGCCGGGATACAGCGCCACCGGCAGTTCCGCGATTGTCAGTTGTGCCATGACCGAACCTCCTTTGTGACTAGCCCTTCCAACCATCCACCCAACCAGGGCGACGTGGCGCAGGCGACTCTGATGTATCCTTGTTGGCGTCCTCTAGTGGTGGTTGTGCCAAAGCGTGTGCGCGCTCAGGTAGAGAGCGGATGACCGTGGGACCTAGGATGTAGAGTGCCGCGAGACCATACACCTCCAGATCGAGTGCCTCGTTACGTGCTCGTTTCTTGATCCACTCGCGGACCGTACCACGATTCGGCTTCCACTTCCGCACCGCCTTCTCAGCGGTCAGCTGTGCTGTGTACTCCGGGTCGATCCAATCAGGCAGGTGACAGTAGCCCGGACCCGCACTCCCGATACGTAACCGGGAGTAGACGATCTCCTTACCCGTATCAACACACAGGACGAACAGTGGGGCGCGATAGCGGTTGTTCCGAGTCGCACGTCCAACCAGTGGCTTGCCATGATCCGTCCCGCCCTTGACCGCGAATACCCGACGCTCAAGACGGGTGGCACAGAACTTGTAGACCTGTTCGGTGTGGTTACCACCACTGTCCACCGTGACACAAGAGATCGGCACCTGCTGCCCGCCCTCATGTGTGAACGTCTCCAATAAGAAACGGTCTAGGTCTAACCATATGTCTTCTCGACTGGGATCACCCGGGAATTGCGTGTAGGCGATCAACCACGATTCCTCGCTTGCCCCATAGCCCTTGACCGCACACTCTAATCTGTCGCCCTGCACATCCACAGACGCGACAAGAATACCAACACCAACGGGGACGTCCGCTTCGTATCTCTCAACACGCGCCAACAGACTCTCCGGGTCCACCGAATCGCCACGTTCCTCCCACGTCTCACCGAGGACCGTATTCACCCACGTCTTGAGACGTGTGGGATCATCCTTCGCGGACACGAACTCAGCAGCAGCAGCTGCCCAGGGCAACCAACCCAATGGCGAGTAGAGACTGGAGAGGTGGAAGCCGATGGTCTCTGTGTCACCAGCAATGGTCGGCCGCCACTCGCCGGCAGGTAGCATCTGCATCTTGTATCGTTCCTCGATCAACGCCCCACATTCGACACAGCCCAACATCACACTCTCGGGGATTACCTCACCGGCATCGTCCTTGTCGTATCTGATGTTCTCCCACCGTATGTAGTCATAGTGGCCACAGTGAGGACAGGGAACGAAGTAGCGACGCTGATCGGACTTTAGAAACTCCGATTCGATCCGCGAGACACTCTTGATAGTCGGCGTCGACACCATGAACACCTTGCGCCGGTTGTAGGTCGGACCAGATAATCGCTTCTCGGCCAGGGCGATTGGATCTCCCTGCCCATCCACGTCATCTGGGTACTCGTCGATCTCGTCACAGAACAGATAGCGAATGGGCATGGACTTCACGCCGGTGGCGGAGTTGGAGCCAACCAGAAACATAACACCACCCGGAAACTCCTTCATCAGCTTCGTGTTCCCACCTTCTCGAGACCGGGACCGGCGGATCAACCGTTGCAGGACCGGGGTCGTATCAATCATGGGCTCTAGGCGCTGTCTACTGAAACGACGTGCTTCTTCCACGGTAGGTCGTAGGACGAGGATTGCACCCGGAGCTTGGTGCATGATGAAGCCTAACCAGTTGTTGCCGGTCTCGGTCCCTGAGATCTGGGACCCCTTCATCAACACAACACGCTTGGCAGGCGAGCGTGGACCTAACGCGTCCATGATCTCTCGTGCGAACGGTGTGGTAGAGGTGTGCCACTTCTCAGCAGAATGGCCAGCCCGGTCGCCTAGATAGCGATACTCGTCTGCCCATTCGCTAACCGTTAGGCGCGGGTCTGGCTGCCACCCCTCTTGAAACGCTGATGTATAGATCTCATATCCGTTTGGCATCTCCACCCGACAACTCCTGACAGATCCGTTCGATCTCGTCTTCCAGTAGGTGTTGGACCTCGGTGGCATCGGTGAGTGCAGCGAGCGTAGTAGACACACGCCCAGGGAGAGCGAGTAGATGATCACGGGTCTTGCGGGCGGCATTGTAGGCCGCCGTGCGAACCGTCTCTACCCGAACCAATGTGCCCATCCGTTCGTCTAGATCCAATCGGGCCTTCTGTGCCTGATACACCTCCCGCGCAGCGCGGGCGTCTGCATAGGCGGACGCTCCAGAGCCATTGCCCCCGTTGGGCTTCTGGGTCCCATCTAGGTTCATCGGGGTTTCGGGTTGTCCCGGTATACGTTTACCCTTTGGTCTCCCGATACGTTGGTTACGTGGTTTGCTCGGATCTGTGTTGTCGTCCCATTCCTGATCTGCTACCGCTGGATCTATCATCTTCCGCGTGCCCACCATCACGAAGGAGATCCGTCCGTCACGTATTGCGTTCTGGACTGCCGTGTGGGAGCAATGGCGATGCTCCGCATATTTTCTACCAGACAGCAGCATAGGGCCTACTCACTGTCCTTTCGTGGGACTCGGCCCTTCCCATCACAGGTGGGGCAGGTCATCGTGCCGTCGTCGCCAGCTGGTGGTTGTTCCTTCTCCACGGGATCTGCCCACTCCACGTCCTTGAGCATCCCGGCATAGGCATCGAACTGGAAGTCGGCGAACGGTAACGTCTCCAAGAGATCTGCTCTCCCGAACGCCGTTTCCAACTCGTCTAGCCTTGTAGCAAGGATCAGCGGGTCCACAGCGAACCGGGTCTCATTGAGTTCCACGGCGAGACGCACAGCGGCATCCGTGGAGATCTGGCCAACACAGTAGCAGTGGGCGGTCTCCATTCCCAACTCGAGCATGACGGGTAGGCGGTGGTTCCCGTTGATCACCTCGTAGAGGCCACCATCAACCTCCCGAATCAATAGCGTTTCGATCTGCCCGTTGCGCTCCATGCCCACACGGAGCTTGCCGGCTAGCTCCTCGTCGTTGGACTTGTAGTTCCATTCGGCTAGGAGCAGCTTCGTCACGGGTACATCAATCCAACCAGTTGCAGCAGAAGTCATCGTTGGTCCCCCGCGTACTTCTGGGCCAACGCCCGCACCGCGAGCGCCGACACCTCCAGACATCGGTATCGGTCCGTCCCTCGGATAGGACCACTATATGTGACCTGTGGGTGTTCGGGTATTCGTAGGGCGCCGAACCGGACAGAGTTCAACCACACACTCGTGTCGCACGAGGTACAGAACCGGAAGTCGCGTAGGTACTCGATCTCCAAGGTCCCAAGTAGATGAACCCGCTTGCCTAGTCTGTGCGCCCGGTGGGCGATGTAGGATACGACGCGCCGGCGCTCCGGCTTCGATAGGAACTTGCTCAACTCGGGCATGCCGACAGCGATGTAGTCCGCGTAGTCGATCAGGCGATCCGGGTTCTGATCCGGTAGATGATAGACACACATGAGATCGACGTCTGGCCCAACCAGCTCCCGAAACTCGTGACGTAGCTGCCATGTGGCCTCGTTGCCGATCAATCGTTGAGCGTCTACCTCCACGAACGCGGCGCCCGGAAAACCACATGTCTTGATCCACGCCGCGTACTCGCGTACCCAGTGACGTGCGAAGTCCAGATCAAAGACAGTCTCTCCTGCCTCCCGCCCGAACATGAATGTGAACAGGCCCGAGTCTATGATTAGGTGTCGGTACTTGGGCAACGCTTCCAGATCAACGTTGCCCTTGAGGATGTGGTAGTAACTAGCCAACCGGTAGCGTACACCGCTCCGTAGAAGGGCCGCATCTATGTGGGCGCCATCGCCCGCGAAATACACTTTCATCCGAGGCCCTTGGTTAGCTCGTAGTCACCACGAGCACGGAGCTTCACGAACTCATACCAACCGGCCGCCCGTATCTCACATGCTGGACACTCACCACAGCCTTGCCCCCACGGGTTCTCGGCCGGGTCCCCCTTGTAACAAGAGACAGTCTCTGTTCGCACCAGCTCGAGGATGCCCAACGAGTCGGCACGTGCCCAGATCTGCGCCTTGCTCATGTCGACAAGCGGTGCCGACAATGCGAATGTGGACCACTCGAACGCCTCCACGACCGCGCATTCGATTGCCGATAAAGCAGCCTCACGACAGTCCGGGTAACCAGAATAGTCCACCTGATTCGCGCCGATCACTACGGTATCAAGACCACGGTTATACCCGTACATCGCAGCCAGAGTAACGAACATCAGGTTACGCCCGGGCACGAACGACGCGGGGAGCGAGGGGTTTCGAGACGTCTTCGCGTTCAACGATCCACCGTGTGTGAGCGCAGACCAACCGGGAAGACACGGGACTTCAATGATCTTGTGAGTCGTGATCCCTGCTGCCTTCGCCATCTTCTCAGCGTAGATCAATTCGACCTTGTGACGTTGGTAGTAGGAGAACGACACAGCGTGGATCTCATCGAACCCCCCAGACTGTACCGCTTCAAACAGACACACGGTGGAGTCCAACCCACCGGACAGTAGTACAATGGCGCCCTTGCTCATTGGCTACTCCTTCAGTGACGCGAGAAATTCTGCCCGGGCACGTGGGTCTGCCCGCAACACACCCAGCATTACGTTCGTTGTCATCGTGGCCTTCTTCTTCACACCACGAGCAACCATACACATGTGCGTGGCCTGCACCACCACAGCCACACCCCGTGGGTGCAACGCCTCCCAGAGTGTGTCGGCGATCTCCTTTGTCATGCGCTCTTGGATCTGGAGACGACGAGCGAACACTTCTGTGAGGCGTGCCAGCTTGGATACGCCAACCACCTGCTTGTCGGGGACGTAGGCAATCGAGACCGTCCCAAAGAACGGCATCAGGTGGTGTTCACACATGCTGACGAACTCGATGCCCTTGAGGACCACCATCTCATCGTAGCCCGGATTCTCGAAACCCAACTCGCCGCCACGAGTCCGTAACACATCCTCCGCTACCTTGTTGGCGCCCGACAACAACTCGGCCCACATGTGACCAACCCGGAGCGGAGTATCAACAAGGCCCTCACGGTCGGGATTCTCCCCAAGGGCCACCAGCAACCCCCTCGTGAGATCCGCGATGTTCCCGGCCCGACGTGCGTTCCGTTGTAGGGCAGCCCGGTAGAGCTCTACCCCCAAGTCCAACGCAGGGGTCATCGTAGGTTGATCATCTTGTGCATCTGTAGGCTCAACGCCCACCGCAGCGCCGTCTTGTCTTTCATCACTAGTCCCACTGCCCATGCGATTCCCTCCTGTCCCTGACTCGCTTCGGGTTGGACATAGTAGTGCGTGGCTTTCGGCAAGGCTGAGAACCCCGGAAGCTCATCGCCTATCTGTACAACTACCTTGACCTCTTCACAACACTGCCGAACCACTAGTGTCCCACGCTTGGGCGAGACCGTCGTCCAGTCTACATCCGGTGGAATCTCTCCAGTCCCATTCGTCTCCACGTGGACTATGAAGCCCGCCGACCATAGTTCCTTGACAAGAGCAGCCAACCCCTCGGGTTGAAACGTCGGCTCTCCCCCAGTGATACACACACGTCGCCGCCCCGTCGCCAATGCCCGAAGGACGAGACTCCTCACGTCTACTCGTTCTTGTGATGCGTGGTCGGTATCACACCAAGGACAGGACAGGTTGCATCCCGCGAAGCGGATGAAGAACATAGGGGTCCCGGTCCATGCGCCCTCGCCCTGGATCGAGTCGAACGTCTCCACAATGTCGATCTCGATTACGGCACCCTCACTCGGACGCCACACCGGTCGCTCTCCCACAACGTAACCTCCTTAGCAACCACACCCGCCGGCAGGTCTCCTTGGAACGCTAGCAACAACGTGGTGGCCAATGCCTCACAGGTCACCACGGGGACCACGTCGTTCAGGTACTGATGGTCTGGGACCACACCATCGACAACCCTCTTGAGATCCGAGAAGTCCATAGCCATGCCGATCGTCTCGTCTACAGGTGCCTCCACTTCCAACTCGCCTCGCCACGTGTGCCCGTGGAGATTCGCACACGCCCCATCGTGCATTGGTAGCCGGTGCGCGGCCGCAAACTGAAACCGGACTACCAACGTCGCCTTCTTGCTCATCAATCCTCCTCGTGTTGGCAACTACACTTGCCAGATTGGTTGCCACATTATCACAAGTCCCAGAAGCCCCCTATCTATGGGGTCCCTAGCCTCCCCAAATATCGCCCCTGTGCGACGTTAGCTTCCCTAGATAGTAGGGGTCTGTCTTCCTCCCGCGTGGCGCACTCCGCCAGCGGGTGGCAACTTGTGT